ATGAATCCCATTCTGGAATTAAATAAGTGGACAATGTTGTACGGTCTGTTGACAACAGATTACTTTTATAGTAATTTAAATGTAGCTCATCTGCCACGTGTAGAAGGAGAATCCGGTTTTCGCACAGCGATTACCGGTTTTTATTTATTTAGGATCATGAACTAAACTATTTATATATTTAGAATACTCAGAATCAAAATTCATCTTAGCATTTATGTAAAAAACCGGATAAGCTGAAGTCAATACATAATTCTTCAGTTTTCCTTCTTTATACCATTCATCAAGTATTACAACATAATCAACAGCCCCATTGACAAATCTAATATATGTCTGTTTTCGCCCTTTCTTTTTATTCACTTTCCATATCTTAATGTCCGGATCACCTTTATTTGCTAGATTTATTATTTCGTTTATCCAATGGATTCTTATTCCCCTATAATAACAAATGTTTCGAACATCGCTATTGTTCATAAGAATTGTTCTTTCATTTTCAATACAATTAGAATAACACTTGGTTATGGATAAACAGTTATTACATGGCAATATATTGAATTTTTCTTCACTATTCAAACTGATTAAGTGCCAAAATGTTTCACTTTTTCCTTCTATCCAATTTTCAAAATTCACAAAAATAAATTTACCTTTGAATTTACTTCTGCCTTCCTTATCCATAATCTTTTCTCGAAAAACTCTATAAAGCTTATTTTCAATATCAGAATGTTTCGTCAACCCTGTGATATCTATAGGAGGAGATAACTTTTCTGAATACATTTTTAAAAGCTCCTTCTTGGCTGCCAAATAAATAAATTAAATTTGCTTTCTGCTCTAGATGTACTATGATTTAAGGACCAGCCTGACATTTCTTTTATTTTCTCAATCATTGCTTTTTTAGCTACACTCGAATTCGAGTGTAAATATAAGCCTCTATGGAAAAATGAAAGTGCTCCAATAAATAAATCGCATAATTGCAAAACTTCAGATTCATGGGAATGGATCTGCTTTATGTCTTCTATAATTTCTTTGTTGAAATCATATTTATTATTACAAAGAACCTCGTGAAGTTTCTTTACTTTTTTTCCTCCACGACTATCCTTTATATCAATAAAAATTCGATAATTATTATTTGGCAAGGTAAACGGATCAAGCAATAAATAGTACATTTTATAGTACCAAGTGTCATAATCGTTTCCGTTATAAATGGAGTGATCTAATTCATCTTTACCTGTAGCAACAACACCCCGAAAAGATAAAGATGGTGTGTTAAAAAAGTACTTAATCAATTCTATGTAAAAATCAATCTTTCCCTTAGAAACTTTGGTCCACTTAATCTCAAACCAAGAATCTAACCCATGATTAATCTTAATCTGACGTATATCTTCATAAATTTCTTTAAGATATCGAGAATCAATTCCTATTGCACCTAATACCATTACATCACTCTTGTCCTTTTCCAAATGACAACTCTCATCACAATATATATAAATCACAGGTTAACCCCCTGAACCATTAAAAATCCTTTAATGGCAATTATATCATGGTTTTCCATTACCGAAAACCAATTAAGATCTTTTAAGCTATTAAAGCTTCTAAAAAATCAAGATCGGTTTCCTCAAAAACAAAAACATTTAGGTTTATAGACCTAATCAATAAGATTCATTTTCATGGATAAACAGGATTTATTCACCAATCCCTTTCCGTAAAGTGGTAAACTCTATACTGATTGTAACCAAAAGGATTAGAGGAGAATGCCATGAAGACTCTGGATGTTCAGGCGTTACACAATGCAATTGATCAAACGCTCGAACAATTAAAAGAACAATCAGACGAATTCGCTAAAGTCAAAAAGGCCGTTGAGGGCATCACCTCACTTGATGATGCTTTAAAAGGAAAAGGCGGCGACGCGATCCGCGCCTTTTACGAGGAATGTCACACCCCTTTTCTACAGTTCTATGATACTTTCATAGAGGAATACAGTTCCGCGCTGAAGAAAATGAAAAGCGCGCTGAATTCCCTGGAACCAAACCAGAACGGATTTATTTCCCAGTCCTTTCTCGAACACCAACTCGAGAACGGCTTAAATGCCGCTGATCGCACAACGAAACATTTGGTTTCTAAAACCAACGCCACGATCGCAAAAGTCAGCCATATCGTCGACTTACCGGATTTGAACGACAGCGGTTTTCATGAACAGTATCACAAAGCATTAAAGGAAATCAGCACGACACTTGAAAAGCTGCATGCATTTGACCGCGAGCAAACAAACGCGCTCACAATGGCTGAAAACGACCTTGAGACGATGCAGAGATACATCGCAAGGCTCGAAAAAATGTATACCGGCCCCAAAATTGAAATCACCGGTTATCAAAAAGGCGCGATTCTAAAGCCGGATGAGATGGATACCTTGAGTGGAAATCAAGAAACAGCGATGGGTGCCATGCTGAAAAAAGTCGGAGACAAAGAAGATGCTGACGTAAACACTCTCGCCGATCCAGATCGTTTTAAAAAATTGGCGACACAAAAGGTTTCCAAAAAAGAGTACACTCAAGAGGAATTGAATGAACTGAAAAAAGATTATAGGGTATTTAACGATACGCTTTACCGGGCATACATAGATGGTGATACAATCGTCAAGATAGAACCCGCCTACACCCTTCCAGAGAATGTGGAAAAAAGCGACTTTGCTAAATATTTCGATACGGCGATGGAATTTACAGGTGTGTATGATGCAGTAAGAGCAGCGTTTGGATACGACCTTGCGACAGGCGAAATCGTTAAAGATAATGGTGATCGTTTGATGGCCGGATTGAGTGTCACCCCTTTCGGAAAGGCATTTAAGTACGGAAAGCGCGGCTTCAAGTTATTTAAAGGTGAAGAAGCTGGAAAGAAAGTTGCGAAGGTAGATAAAACACCTTCCTACGGCAAACAATCCGTACCAAAAGGTCCGTACCGTGAAGTAAATGGTTTCCCTGCAAAAGTTAAACCAGGAGCTCAAGAAAAACATATTCCAGGAACACCAAATTATAATCAAGAAGTTGCCAACGGGAAAAACAAAAGTATCTTTAACGGAGATAACAAAAAAGCACAAGAATTGCTTGATAAGTTTGCTGGAAAGGGTAAAAAATTAGGAAAGAATAAAGAAAGGGTAGACTTTGGCCAGGTGATAGGAAAATACTATGATATGGATACTGGTAAGTATGTAGAGACTACTAATGGAATGATACATTATGGAAAAGACGGGGCTCACATAGTACCAGCGAGACCATAAAAACCATTAAGAGAAGAGGATATACATGGGATACGATTCTTTAATTAGAACATTAATAAAGTATGAAAAAAGTGATATGATACTAGAATGGAAAAGTGGTTTAAGAATTATCGGTAAACTAGATACGGTTTTTGAAACAAACAATATGTTAGATGAAGATGATATCAATTTTACAGAATATATTGCAGCTGCTTTTCAAGTGGATGATATTTTGTCCCATCCTGAAGAAAACAAAGGCAGTGTATATGATTGGTTAAGGCAAGGGGAAAGCTCCTTGGTTGAGATCTCTCTTTATGATGATCCACCAAATAAAATTTTAGTAGATGGTCAGACAGTATGGGAATTGGACAGTAATGAATAACAGTTAGCCCTCTTTTTATAGAGGGCCTTTTGTTTACTTCAATAAAGCTTCAATTTTCGCCTTTGTCTTCGGCCCGTAAATGCCGTCGGCAGACAGCCCGTGCATCAGCTGGAACCGTTTGACCGCGTTCGCCGTCTTCGGCCCGTAATAGCCATCTATGCCGTTATTCTTCGCCTCTTTGTCTGGATAGAAATAGAGGGCAGCTAAAGCCTCCTGAATCTGCCGGACGGCCGTTCCTTTCATCATCGGGCTTTTGTATTTGTAAATCCCGGTCGGCAGCGTGTACTTTTTGACTGCAGGCTTTTTCGCGCTTTCCTTTTTCGGCGCTTTCTTTTTTGGAGCCGTTGTTGCTGGTTGCTTGCTTGAGCCTCCGGAAAGACCGAGATATTTCGCAATTCCGCGCGCATGGGCTTCGCCGACTGCCTTTAGAAAGCCGGAATCCTTGAGGCGTTCCGCGTCCTCTTTGCGGTCGATAAACAGGTTTTCTGTAAGGACTGCAGGCATACGGGTTTCACGGACTACCGCAAGGTTAGCCTGTTTTAAACCTCTGTCCGCGATCTGGCCGTATGCTTTCATAGTTGTAAGGATTTCATTATGGAGAGCCTTCTGTAATTCGAGAGTCTTACCAGCAGTCCCGGGATAACGGAACGTTTCGAATCCGGTGCCGCCGCCGGCGTTGGCATGAACAGAAACGAACAGATCGGCGCCCCATTGGTTAGCCATGCTTGCCCGCTTCGACAATTCATAAAAGACATCAGTCGAACGCGTCAGCTTCACCTGTACATTCTTGTAATTTGCTTCTAAATAAGATTTTGCGTATTTCACGATTTTCAGGACAACATCTTTTTCTTTCAGGCCGTAGCCGCTTGCGCCCGGGTCTGTGCCGCCGTGTCCTGCATCCAACCATACTTTTTTCATTCTTGATCAATCCTTTCCTATATTAATGCGAAAGAAAAAGGCCACCAGACGGCAGCCTCATTTTGTTAATCCTTTTTGTTTTAGAACTTCTTTTTGCTGCTTTCCTTTGTCAGTGACATAGTTGTTTTTATACCAGGCGACCAACGTTGTAACGATTGTAAAAATCGTGGAGCCGGCCAAATACAAAGCGTCTGCGAGCGTGTTGATCTGATCTTCACTGATCGGAAGAACTGGCTTCCCGAATACGATCAAAGTTTGGTTTACCAACGCAATAAAAAGAAGCACCGTCCGGACGACTGTGCCTTTGTCTAAGTTTTTCATATTGTATTTTCCTCCTTATTTTTGAATGAAATTAATAAAAAGCGCCGCAATCCCGGAGATCACCAGTGTACACACCGCTGTGATGATCGCGCCTGTTATGCTGCGCTTGATCCAAGTTGTGTTTTCCTCAATCTTGTTGAGCTTATCATTGATCGACATAATCTGTTGGTCATGCCGATCAGACGCCCTTTCCAACGTGATGACTCGCTGTTCAAGCGTTTTATGATCGGCTTTCAGCTCGGTAATCTCATGCTTGAAGACGTCCAATTCGTTTGTTTGCGCCATGCCCCTTAATCCTCCCGTTCTCACATCATTTTCACCTCTTTGAGGCAAAATAAAAAAGCCGCTTATTTCGCCGCTTCTGCTCCTTTTTCGTGATATTCTTTATTTGCTTCGACTTGATTCATTTCTATCACTTCATCTTCCGCCTGCAAATTGCCGATCCGCTCTTCTTGCAGCTCTTTTTTGAGCTTTTCATTTTCCTGCTCTAGGTTCTGCCTGATCTGTCTTTCTCTGTGGAGAAAGGCTTTACAATCAGCTAGTTCGCCATGCGCTTTGTCCAAAGCCTCTCTGAATGATGATGATTTCAAAGCCGTTAGTTCATACTGTTCTTGTAATTGCTCATATGTGAGTTTGTTTGTCATTTTATTTTCCTCCTTATACTTCGTCCGGGAATGCGTCGCCGCGTGGATTCTCCATGATTTCCGCGCGCTCTTCTTCGGTTATCATTCCGTTTTCGACATGGATGTACAGCTCTTTTGTTGTCACACTTCCGTTTAACCAGCAGTAATAAAAATGCCCGTAGTAGCGACTTTTACCTTCGAACATATCGACCGCCTCCATCACGATTGTGTCCTTTCGAGTTTTATAATCAAGTCATTGGCAAGACGCTGAGTGTACACCAACTGTTCCTGCAACATTTCTTCTTTGGTTTTTGGCCGCCCTGTCGTTTTGACTTCTTCATTTTTTACGTTCGGCTCAAGTTGGATCATTGCTATTCCCTTCTTTCTCTGGTGGTTTCACAAGTGGGACTATAAAGCCTTTCTTTTCTCCGGATGGGCTGACCTCGATTCCCATGAAAGTGTGGAGAAGTTTGTAAGTCCCGGAGTATGCTGGTAGAAAAACACCATCGATATATGTTTTATCAAGATGGTATTTCATGCTTCCGGTGTCCGCGTCTTTCACGATGAACAACTCATACAAGACCGGGAATTCATCGTCTTTATCTAAACTGATAGAAACGGCGTCAAAATGATGTTTTGTGTCTCCGTCGATCAGGTCAAATTCGCTTATAATGATCCCTGTGTCGGTTTCGGTGATTTCGACTCCGTCCATATATTTGTGATAGGAATAATCTTTATAATCGATAGCCATTTTAAAACCTCACTTTTTTACGGTACTTCGTAAAATATACAGACTAGCACGCGCATGGTTCTATCACCGACAGCCGATGTCGTTCCGGTACCCCGAACAAACACTTTGAATCCAGTGCTAGACATGGCCTCGACGCCTGCCGTACAAGCATTTGAGTAACCCCCGTATGGTTGAGCGAATACAGCAAAAATATTCTCCGCTTTATTGGCGTTTTCATCTTGAAAAAAGTATTGCGTGGAACCGTAGGCGGCAGAACCCGAACCTAACGAAACATCCACAAAATCTAGCAGTATCATTCCGTTACACTGTAAACCGCCATATATATCTGTAAGTTGCTTTTTGATATTTATACCTAAAGCGTGATAATTCGCTAGATTGTTTGATGACGTATCTCCTCCCCATAAAAAAGTTTTAGCAGGCAAATGAACTTCTCTTCCCAACGATACTCTAGTATCACTGTGAAGCCGCATTACATCTGGTGTTTCAAACCACATATATCCGCTTTTATTTTTCGCGTAAAAATTGCCACCGGTATTAAGTCTAAAAACAGAATTAGGCATATCCCAGATTGTTTCTTGATTAACACCGATTATACCGTGCTTCAAACTCATTGTTTTTTGATCATTTGTATATACGTCAATCGCAGAAAAAGTATCGTATCCACTTTCATCATTTGTATTCTGAGCATACATTTGCATTTTAGACACGTCGGCATCCGGAAACTCTGGCCCGCCATCAAGCGTGATTTTTCCATATTCGATTATTGTCCGATTTAATGCTCTATCTATATCAGGATTATCATAATTTTGTTTACCAGTTTCCTGAACGATTTTTCCGGCTCTTATGTCCAAACTTTCATATGAAAGATATTTCGTGCCCGAACTCGATCTATCAAAATTACGCTTTTGAAAAATTGTATTCGCTTCGATATACGATTCATATTGAGAAGATGAAGAAATTGGTTCTAGCCGACCCCCTCTAATCAATGAACCTTCAATCGTAATCCCCTTGATCGTCCCGGCGTTGATCTTGTCGGCTGAAAGGTTGGCGATTTTCGCGTTTGTGATGGCCCCGTCTTCGATCTGAGCCGTTCCAATGATAGCCGTTCCCAGCTTTGCTCGTGTAATGGCTCCGTTTGCGATGGCCGCCGTCGTAATGGCCGCCTCTTGGATGTGGGCCGATTGGATGGCCGCTTTCGCAATTAAGGCCGATGAAATTGCTTGTTCAGTCAGCATCACGTCGTATGGACTGAAGGCGAATTCTTTTCTTACATCGCCTTTTCGAATTTGAATTTTTCTATAGGTGACGGAAGGGTTTTCGTCTCCGACTTTATTACCTCCTAACCACAGCCGGGCTGTTTCGGTTGTGATCGGTGACTGAAAAACATAGTCAACCCTTACAAATTCATCGGAAGGGAAAGAGCTAATGTCGTTAAAATCGGGTGCATCCAATTGATATTGTCCACTGTCATCTTTTAAATAAATAAAATTGATATTAAGAGTGTTATTCCTTTTAACCTCGAATGATAATGTATATTTTTCACCCTTAGTCAGCCTCAGGGTTGATCTATAGAAAGCACTAAAACCAAATCCGGCCCGCGTATCGTCCGCTTTTCTAGTGACAGTTACTTCGTTGAATTCCCCTTCTTTCACGCTCCATGATGCACCGTTGACGTTACCTAATTCACCCGGACGCAATACTGAACCCGGCAAAATGTTGGATTCATCGAATTTCTGTGAAAGTTTTTCGGCCGTGACTGATAGATTGGCAAGTTTTTCGGCCGTAACCGCCCCGAAAACGATGTCATCAGTCAAAATCCTTCTGGTAACGCCTGTGAACTCTTGCGTAAATGGGCTTGGCGTGCCGTGTGTATTGATCGTTCGCATTCGATAATACCAAACTTGATCAACGCCCGGCGTATGCTCGTATCCGCTTAATTTACCGCTGAAAATCAAATTTTCATCCAAAGGCGTAAATCCTTTATTCGGCGATGCGAAAATCTGATATGCCGCTATATATGAACTTGGATTATAGTCCCATGTGATCGAAACCCCTTGGAATAAGGATTCGACTTTAATATTTGACGGAACAGGCGGCACTTTATCAGGAAAGCTCCCGTCGCCGATTATCGGGTCGCCGCCGTTGTCCCATTTGCCGCGATTCGTGTCAATTGTCGTTTCAAGCTCTTTGATCCGCTTTTCGGTTGAATACAGGTCTAAAAATTGCCCCATTTCTACCTGTGCCGTATTCACGGGATCAGATAGATCGTATTCTATTGCAATGACTCTAGTTTGAACCTCGATAGGGTGTCGAAAATTGTCGTCAATTGCGATCATTGTATCGCCAAGATCAACCGCCTCATGCTCATAACCCGAAATGTATTCAAGCAGTTCCAGCTTTAGAGAATAATTGACTTGCACCATTTCATGATTGATAAGCGCTTCATATGTTTTTCTAAGCAATTCGGCCGGGTCTTCGATGCTGTCGTCTTGCCATTTCTGGAACCGGTGCCGCTTCGTCTGACCGTCATACATTATTCGGCCGAACTTCTCCAAAAGGTCAGGATCGCCGACCCATTCTTGCCCTTTTGGTTTGTCTACCGGGTCGCCGTTCGCTTTGACCCATTCGACATCCGAGAAATCAATATAACGGGTGTTGCCGCCGCCTTCGGTTTCAAGGCTTGCGCCGTAACCGTACAGGGCTGTTACCGGGTAACTCAGTACCGTTCTGGTGATTTCCTGAATGTCTTTATCGATTTCCGCACGCTTCCCGGTATCTTGGCCGCGTCGGGGCAGAATATGGATCACTCGATCAACGATATTGTCATTTTCATCGAAAACAACTTCGTCATAATACTCGCCGCCCCATATCTGCAATATCTGGTTGATGGCTTCCATGACACTGATGCGATAAAAATTCGTTGAATGCAAGCCAAGATCGACCGGAACATTCGCGCGCCACCTTGTACCCTCAAGAATACGGTCAAGAACGTACTGGGCTGTTCTATTTTGCGGCCTGATGTCGGTCACAAACTCATCGTATAGCTCTGACAGTGCCGGCTCACAATAGGCCCTAATGCGGGCATTCGCGCCGTCGTCGGCGTCTTCCAGCTCTTTTATAACGAAATTGCGTTTTCTTCCTCTCCTGTCCTCGAAAACGACCTGATTCTCCGGTTTTATATGAACGCTATCCTCGTGATCTGCGTCCGCGACAAAAGAAAAAGAAGAACCGACATTCAGTTCTTCTCGAAATGGCGCATCATAGAAACGACATGCTTCTTTTGCTTCGCTTGATATGATTGTTTGTTTTTTGTCCTTGTCGTCCAAAATCCACATATCGGCCATAAACGCACCCCCTTACATATACGCCTTGTTAAATGAAATACTGCTTTTGTGTGTTGTGTTCACGGTGATTTCTCCGACCGGGATATTAAACCATCTTGAGAGCATAAGCAGCGCATTCATGTTTACTTTGCCGTTGATGATCACTTTTCTCTTTTCAAAATCAATTACAAGGGTGTCCCCTTTAATGAAGTTGAAATTTACTTTTATCCGCTTTTCGATTGTTTCGTCTTCTTTCAACAACTGAATTTCATAGGTAGATGCGTCCGACTCGAAAACGCATGTAATAGTCGGTGTAACCGCCCTTTTCCCATCGTTTTTTACCACTGTAGGGCTATTTGTTTCAGTTGTGACAACCGTTTCAGCCGCTTCCTTTTCGGGGTTCGGGCATACAAATGTCAGTGTCACTTTATAGACGCCGTTTTGCCCTTCACTCTCTTGCGCTGTACTGAATACGGCGTAATATGTTCGGTCTGGCTCATCTGAAAAGATCAACGCTTCTTCCTTGTCTGTCGCAAGGATATAATTTATTTCTTCTAATATCTTTCGTAATTCCGCATCGTTGGCCGCTATAAATAAGGTGTCAATCTCGATAGTGCGTTCCGTGTATCTTACGCCCTTTAATTTAGCGCCATCGACACCCGGCAAGGAAACTAAATTCAGTTCCCTGCCAACAATGCCGCGCCCCCTGTCGTTGATCACGAAAAAGTGATCCGTCAGGGTGTAACCGTTGAATTTGATCCAATAGTCTACTTCTTGAATCGTTTGGCCGAATGCGTCATCTATTGCCGTTGTCAGTATCTTTTTGTAATCGATCATCGGTTTATGGTCGTCCTCCTTCCGTCTTCACGGCTCTGGAACTCTTTCACGTATTTGTACGTGCCCCGACCGACTTCTCGGCCGTCCATTTCAATAATGATCGGACGGTCTGAAATTTCGAAATCACTGACCTCTGCCTCGATCTGACCGCGGACATCGTTTAATGTGCCACTGCTGAGGGCTGTGTCATAGGCGAATGTCGTTTGATCTGGCGTAAACATGGTGAGCTGCGCCAGTTTCTGAGTAGCTTTTTCTACAAGGCCGCCCGCTTTATCGATACCAACAGCCACACCAGCCGGAATCATTTTTCCGACATGATCGCGCATCCATCGTGATGGCGAGTGAATGTTGAGTAATCCGGTGATTTTCTTCTTAACCCCGTCCGCGATGTCGCCGACTTTCCGCCAGACGGCATTTGCCATACTTCCGATACCGTTAATCAATCCTTGAATGATGTTCTTTCCGATCTGTTTCAGATCGATCCCCTTCAAGAATTTAACGGCGTTATTCCAAAGGTTTTGGATCGTGGTTTTGACATTCTTCATGACGGTTGTAACAACATTCTTCATGTTGTTGAAGTTATTCCTGACGCTCGACCAGATGTTTTTTGCCGCATTTATGACGACTGACTTCGCCGCATTCCAGACGGTTGTCAGGACGGTTTTGACTGCATTAAAAATGGTTGTCGTTACAGTCTTGAACGTGTTCCAAGTGGTTTTGACTGCGTTCCACAGCCCTTTGGCGAGATTCACCACGGTATTTTTTATACCGTTCCAGATTGAGCTAAGGACGCTTTTGATCCCGTTAAAGATTGTTGTCGTTACAGTCTTGGCTGTATTCCAATAATTTTTAACAGCGTTGACTAAACCTTTAACGAGTGATGACACAACCGTTTTGATCCCGTTCCAGATTTGCTTTGCCCCGTTGCTGATGTTTGTCCAGATTTGCTTTAAATGGTTTGCGAATCCTTTAAAATCGCCTTGCACAAGGTCGATGACAAGCAGAACCGGGCCGAGGATCGCATTTTTTAAGACTTGCCATGCGCCTTTTGCGATGCTAGTAATTCCGTTCCAGATGCCGGAAAGAGTTTGGGACAAAATCGAAAAATGATTTTTCACACCGTCCACAATGCTCGTGACGACGCCGATCAGCGTTGTTTTGATCGTATTCCACACGGACGATACCGTGCTAGATACCGTGTTCCAGATGTTTGACAACGTTGTGACTATGACGTTAAAAGTCGGGCCGAAAACCGCGACAATTCCGTCCCAAATTGGCTTTACTAAATTCATGAATCCAGTCCATGCTGCTTGTGCTGTCGTGGTGATTCCTGACCATAATCTTGAGAAGAACGACGTCAGGCTGCCCCATGCTGTTGACGCAAGTTCGACTATTCCAGACCAAAGGCCGGAAAAGAACTCAGATATTGAATTCCACGCCGCTATCGCGTTTGTTTTGATTCCTTCCCACAAATTCACAAAGAACTCGGATATCGGTTTCCAGTTCGTGATGATCAGATAAGCCGCTGCCGCAATGGCTGCCACAACCATTAAAATAGGATTGGTCAAAAATGCTTTTCCGACCATCCCAATGACTGAGCCAATCCACTTTATCGCCGTCCCTAATTTTTTCACCGTGCTTATTGCATCTTTCCATTTAAAAGCTGCTGAAAAAGCGACAGTTAAAGGCGTTAACGCTCTGAACAGGCCGCCGAATGTAATGAGATAACCGATCATTTGACCGATAATAGGGTTTGTTTCCATCATCGAATTAGTGAATTTCAAGAACCCTGTGACCATTTGCAGGATTTGCGAACCCAACGGAGCCATGCCGACACCTAAGTTAACAATCAAGTCCCTTAGTTGCCCGATCAGTGACAGCACTGTCGGTGTGTTTTGTCGCACGTAATTGATAAATTCTTGGAAGCCTTTCGATTCGCTCAGGCTGTTTCCCCATTCTTTAAAGCGCGCTGTAAGATTTACAAGACCGGTCAGCATGTCCGCACTCATCGGCGCGAACGCTGTAAACATTCCGATTAATCCCGATCCGATGTTTTTAAGGATCGTCAGCAGCTTAGGGCCGTTTTGCTGAACGTATTGGATAAACGACTTAAATTTATCTGAGCCTGAGAGACTTGCCGTCCATTTCGCGAATGCTTCGGACGATTTCAACATACTTTGTGACATTTGTTGCCCCAATGGTCCAAAAGCAACCAGCAAATTCAAAAAGCCGCGCAAGTAGTTCCCCATCGTTTTTACTGTCGTGGCGAATTGCGGGCCTGCGTTTTTATTCATATAATCGAAAAACTTCTGTACATCGGGAGCATTCAAAGACTTTTGGAAGCTCTCGGATAGTTCAAGGCCAGCCGCCGCGACAGATTTAAACATCGGCCGCAGTGTGTTAAGAACGGATTTGAAGCTATTCAAAGAGTTTGTGAATGTCTTCAAGATCGGTTTTTGCGTTTCTTGAGCTATCTCGCGCCAGTTTGCTTTGAAGTCCTCCAAGGTGTCGAGCGCCTTCCGTTCTTCTGCGCCAAGACTTTCCTGAATCGCCTTGATCTTCTCCATGATCTTGGCACGCTCTTTCAGGTCTGTTGTTTCGTCCAGCTTTTGCTGGAGCTTCGCCAGGTCGGAAGACGCTTTGAAAACCCCGCTAATATTGGAAATGGCTAAAGCTCCAAACGCTCCGGCACCTGCCGCCGCTGTCCCGAATGAACTCGCTAGCCCCATAAGGCCGCCGGAAGCCACGCCGATGACCGGCCCTAATGACCCCAAAGCCGCCGTTAATGACGCTATCGCCGGCACAAGAGCCGGGAATATCGACATTTTCATGCCGCTAAAGGCGTTTCCAAACACAGTCTGAAAGTCGTTTATCACCCTGCTAAGCCGCGCCATCCTGTTTTCGAAAACGCCCAGCCGCCGCTCGGCCTCTTTAAAATTTTCTTTAACAGTTACGCTGATTCTATTCGGGATGCTTCGGGCTAACGCCTTAACTTCGCCCATTTTGCGCTTAAATTTGCCTATTTCCGCATCGACAATCGCTGTGAGGCGTTCGATCATAGCCTTAACCCCCTTTCTTATTGAAATCCGGAAGGGTGATCGTTTTAAGGGCATCTGTCGCGCGTTTTAGGGCATTAGGGTTAACGCCAAGGCTCCGCGCATTGCGCCAGCCGTCTTCCTCGTTGGCCACCATCTTCCGGGCTTTGTCAGCGTCAAACATCTTTTTAGGGGTCACACGCCCTTTTTTATTCAAAGCGTATCGATGGAATAGGGCGTTCTTCGTCAACAATTCCATTTCATCGATCTGCCGATATTGCGCGCCTTTTAAAAAGAGCTTATACTCGTGTGGTGTCCACGAAAGTATAAGCTCCGGATCATGTATATTAAGATAACGAGCAGCATTCAAAATAACTGCGTCATAGTTTACTTGTTCATCTCTTTCCTTAGTTTTTCGAGTTCCGCCATCATTTCCTTGGCGTCCTCGCGCTCCTGCTTCCGTTTCAGGAATTCCGCTTCCGTCTCCCCGACTCTCTGTTTGATCTCCTTCTTGAGAACGTCGAAGTCTTGCCAGATTCTCTTTACTTGAACTGCGAAAAAACCGGATTGATCCACCGCCTGAAACGCTTCTTTGTAAAGTCTTTCGGCACCTTTTGCGCCTTCATCCTCAATAACTTTCGCGAGCGCTTCTTCGATTTTTTCAACAGATGGCTTTTTATCTTTCAAGTGAGAAAGTGCACAATCCCAGAACCGGATTAAGTAAAGTGAACTGCGTTGCTCAAGTAGGCCGAGATATACATTTCGTAAGCCGCCTTGTTTGTTTCCGCTCTCGTCTTTTTCGTTATATTTTTCTTCCGCTGTCCTTTCGAATTTGAAATCACAGCGTGCTTCATATTGTTTTCCTTCGATTTCTAATGTTGGCATGTCATATTCCTCCTATAAAAAAGGGCACCCGGAAGGATGCCCTGTATCTTTATTTTGAATCGTTTTTTTTATGAGCCACTTGTTTCTGGCTCTGTACGTGTTTCTATCTGACTCATAGGCGATTCTCCCACCTCGTTAACGGCCGTCACATTCACTGTGAGCTTAGTATCCGGCGTAATGTCTGTGAGCGTGCATTTTGGTTCTGTCACTTCTTTGTAGAATACTTTTTCCGATCCCCTGTATACCTTGTATGAAGTCGCCCCATCTACAGCCTTCCAATCCACGGTCACGCTATTAGTTGTAGCTGTATACTGTAGATTTTGGGGCGCCTCAGGGAGTAGAAGTGGGCTGCTTTCTTTTCTCGAATCCGCCTGTAGTCTCGCCCGGTTTTTCGAATAGAATTTCATTAGCTGATTGGATAAAGTCGTCTGGCAATTCAATTTCTCCCGGCACTGTACGAACAAGAACCGGCAATGATGTACTTGCTTCGACGAATCCGTCTGTCGGCTCACTAAACTCAATGTTTTCGATAATCGTCCAGCCGAAACGGCAATCATATTTTCCGTTGTCGTTCTTTTGGCTGGTGTCTACACGCCAAACTTTCAACTCGGATTCATTATCATAAGTCCATTCTAAGGCTTCTTGTCCGCCATCTTTTCGTTGTGCGTATAAAGAAAGTTCGAATGTCTCACTTTTCGCCCCGTATCCAACGATACGGCCTAGTTTTGTTTGCTCGTCAACCGTTTCTTGTTCCCTTGTCCATGTTCCTTCTGTCTGGTTCCCTACGATTAACGCATCTGATCCAAGTGGCGCATTTGCAGCTTGTACAATATAAATGATACTTTTACCGGTAGTCGGTTTACCTGATACCGCCATTTGATAGCCCCCTTAATTATTGATATAAATTCGGATTCTCAAAATTCCGTGTTGTGTGATCCCGTCAATATCCGTGATCACTTGTGATTGCAAAAAACTGAGTTGAAGGGGTTTGAACCCCTCCACCTCTAAAGGTTCTTTTGTCAGGGCCTGCATGACGAGAGAAAGGATTTCCTTTGCCTCGCGCCTGCCGTCCTCTGCCCGGCTCCACGCATGTATAACAGTTGTGATGTTTTCGCCAAATGTCACTTTGGTTTCGAATGGCGTTGACGTGTCTTCCCCGATGGACACATACGGGAAAGGTGTGTCTTTATTCGGATTGTCAAAAACGCCCTTTATCACTTCATTAAGCGCCGCATCCGTCGATAACCTGTTGTATATCGCTTTTTGAAGGTTCCAGGAAGCTAGTTTATTTTGAATGATCATCGTCGGTTCATCTTCCTTTCGAAATAACGGGCGCCCGCTTCCACAGCAGGGAAAAAGAACGGTTGCGCGCGCATTCCGCGGGTGAACACATATCGCCCTAATTTCTCATCAAAATACACCCAAGGTGTTTTACGGCCGTTACCGTTTTCGGCGTATATGCCCGTGCCAAATTCGACATAAATCGCATATGAAGCCCCGACGGTGATTTTAGCCTTGAAACCACCATGAGAGTAATTAACCTCTATCGAATTTTTAAGGTTTCCGTCGTCTACTGGCGCCGTAGCCACTGCTTGGCCGGCAATAATTTCCGCCGTTTCAACAATGATTCGCTTCACTCGATCATGCACCCGGTCACTGAACGAATTAACAGCCCTCGTCATCTGCCTTGTAATCCTGTTCATCAGCGAATGTTCTCCCCTGAACGGCATTTAAAGCACAAGATTTCACCTTGGCCGCCTTGATCGATAGGCGGGGACTGAATGACCAAAACCCTGTCATTTCGGTCTTTCCAAATGATCCGCATGTCGTTTTCAACGTCTTCCCGGTAGGGAAAATAGACGTTGTATTCGACGGGGTTCTCAAGCTGTTGAGCTTGGTAATATTCTTTTCCGGTCAGCGAATCGACAAATGCCTCGCAGTCGGTAATCGCGTCCACCCAGTCTTTTTTAAAGCCGCCCCCGCCATTGGGTATCTGTTCAAACTTTTGGAATGTGATTATGTGCGGGTATAATTTGTAGCGCATTAATGCCACCTCAATTTTTTGTAGGGGGACAAATACGCCCAAATCGTTTCCGGAAGCTCCGTGATGAACGAAAAAGACGCATCCCCTAATGATCGAGAACTTAAATCAACCGGATTCATGTTAAATTCAACTGCTTTCGCAACGAATAATTGCACACCGTATGGCAAAACTTCTTTATCATCCTTCGTAAAGCTGTCATTACATTTGTCCTTTGCAAACTCCACATAAAACGGAACTGCTTCTTCTAAGTACTCGTCATGTTCGTCTGTTTTGATTTGCAACAGCCGTTTGACCGTTTCAATATCCATCTGTTTCACTCCATAAAGAAAGAGCAGGAGGATTCCCCTGCCCTTTTTTATTTGATACCGGATCATTGTTTTTCTTTTTTGGTTTTAGATGTTCTTTTCTTCGTGCTCGTCTTAGCCTTTTGGGTATCTTTTTTTGTTGCCTGTTCCGCTTCTTTTTGCGCATGAGCCGCTTTTTTAGCTTCTCTCAGGCGCTTTTCCTGTTCTAATAAATAAAATGTTGTCGCTCCCATTAAATCACCCCTTACGCCGATGGCTTAGTTTGAGTCACAATTTCGCTCATAGGAGACTCGCCGGACTCATTAACAGCCGTTACGTTAATTGTGAGTTTAGTATCCGGATTCATACCGGTTGTTACATACTTAGGTTGCGTCACGTTTTCAGCGAATTTCTTGTCTGCTCCTCTGTAAACGTTCTATGAAGTCGCCCCATCTACGGGATCCCATTCAACTGCGATAGAATCAGTTGTACTGTCGTACCGGAGATTCTGGGGCGCATTAGGGAGCAGGCGTTACGACTGGAAGTGAATCGTCAACAATGATCGATTTACCCATGTAAGTACCGAAACCGACATCAGCCCGGTTGTTCGGGATGAATTCGATCAAGTTTTGCTTCTGCAGGTTCGTATGCGTCAGTGAGTGCATAGCGATAGAAGTGAAAACATCTTTCGCATCGCCTAACAATTGCTGTGCGTCAAGGATGGCTGCGCCTGTTAGGCCGTTTCCGCCCTCTTCATTTGTGATGATTTTCACGATACGGACCTTTTTCTTGTCGTATACACGATCATAGTTCGCGCCGTCCGCCATTTCTGCAAGTGTTGGCATATCTTTGGCAACTGCCGCTTCAGTCCATTTAAAACCACGTGGATGCATAATGAACTTTTTGCGATTGATTAAGATATCTTCACCTTTAAGTGAATTTCGATCGGTTTCAGTCGGGGTTTTCGGCATTCCGCCGGCATATCCGATGGCACCGGAACCAAAAATATAAGTCGTGTATTTTTTGCCGCTTCCGCTCGACAGGTCAAGGACCAAATCAGCATTGTCGTTCTCGACATTGTCAGCGAAAACGCCGTCAAGCATACGGAAAATCATTTTTTGATACTGTCTTTCCCAATAATTATTTACACGTTGAGCAATCGCACGCATCGGGTCAGACCCGGCAAGCTCTGCCGCTAAATCTTCAGAACTCCACGCTTTCCCATATTCAAAAACGCGCGCAACGTCTTTGCCGGATGTGATTTTTTCCGGTGTTAAAGCAAAATCAGATTGGATCGCTTCCGGATCGCCTTCAAGGTCGTTCCAGAAAGGCATATTAATTGTGTCGCCACCGTTTGGAACAACAATTCCCGGAACTGGCTGAAGAATACCGCTTCGATAGATAGCTGTCTTTTCAACTGTGTTATTCATTGTGTATCGGTTAAATACTTCAGGAATAATAACATCCTGCACTCTTGTCACTGCCATTTATTTTCCTCTCCTTTATAGTCCGAAATTTGCAGGGTTGTCGCCTGCTTGGATAATTAATTTTCTTGCTTTATCGGGTTCATTTCGGATCAAACGGCCTTGTTCCGTCATATTGAAATGATCCTGAGAAAACGGATTGTTATTGCTCGGGAATCCGTTTCCTGTGTTAACATGTGGGTTTGGGCCTCCTTGGAGATCGAAGGGGTTTTCATCCCCGAAAAGATACTTATCGCTCTCCTGGATGGCTTTTAATTGCTCATCTAAGCCTAGAAGTTTATCCCCGTCCAATTTGACATTTTCAAGGTCCAGAAGCGCTTTGACAGCCTTTGGATTTCGCGCTTTTGCATCACGCAAAGCCCTCTCGATAGCAAAATCCTTCTGCTGTTGCTGGATTTTAGCCTCATAATCGGCCACTGTCTTTTCGTTCGCGTCCTGAATCTCCTTGATTTTGTTGTGTAATTCTTCGTTGTCCTTTGCACGCTTCCTCAAGTCTTCAAGCTGTTCGTCACGCTGGTTCAGCTGGTTTTTGAGCTCTTTTTTGTCGTTGTTCAGTTCGTCGAATTTCTCTTTCGGAATCCAATTACCGTCACTGACAACTGCGATTTTCTGCTCACCCGCCTTTTCCATGACTTGCGTATATAAATCTTCACCCAACAATTCCTTTAAACTCACTTTCTCACACTCTCCTTTAATGTTTTTTTGCGTGTCCACCTCACGCGCAGGATTTTCGTTTGTTTTGACTCTAAACCTTTAAAACGAGCAAATAAGCCTTTTAACGTCATGCTCAGGACAAAATAAAAAGCCGCTACATGGCGACTGTTACTTTTCGTACTTGACTGATACCGGATTGATTCTTAAACCCTTATATAACTCTTTATTAAGCATTTCCTTGTATTTATCGCTTTCCGTGTAGAGAATAGGCTCACAAACAGACATTGAATTGCTTTCGGCGCTCAAATTTGAATTGCGTATCATTATTTTGACCTCATATCCCGCCGCATCGATTTTGTGAATGACTTGGCACACGCTTCCGCTATTTCCTTTCCATCAAGGGAAACCGTCACAGGCTTTTCAGACAGCACTTCCCGGATTAACTAGTTGATTCCGTTGTCATCAACCATTCTATTACCCCTCTTCCGAATGGTCTTCGTCTGTCGTATCTTCTGTCGTTTCTTCAGGTGATGCCGCCGCTACCTTGTCAGCTTCGATCTTCGCTTCGAGAGCCGCTAAAAAATCGGCGTCGATGTCAATTTCGTCAACGGCAAACGTGATCGTTGCTGTGTTCAGCTCTCCGACTCTCATAGATAGCTTTAATTCAGTCATATGCGTCGGCTCATGTCCGTCTATCCAAATATGATAATCGGAACATTTTAGCCCGGCACTTGATAGGGGACTCTCTTCTTTCCTTTTCTGCGCTTCTTCTGTCAATTTAATCTCTAATTTAGCCATATTACCCCGCCTTTTTAAGTTGTTCTTTCCATTCTTCGTATGTCGTGTATGGAATCACGACGTTTTTGCCGGCGATTCTGGATCGTCTGACTTCCGGCTTCTGGCCATTGACAATGAAAATGATCGAACAACGGCAATTTATATCATCCTTAGCATTGTGCATGTGGCCGGGAGCCTTCCCGACGCCGCCGTATATCGATTTGAAAACGCCGTCCCGCTCAACAACCTTCCCGTCGAGCTTCCGGTGCCCGATGCGTGTCCGGGTATCCAGCGTGCTGACCCACATTTTCTTTAAATCGGCCTTTTTTGAGGCTTTCTCGGCGCTTTCAAGGCGACCAGATACCTGAACCCTATGCGCTTCAGTTCGGGCGATTCTCCGGGCTTTAGCGCGCCCAAAATCGAGAGCTTTCGCTATTCTGGATGCCATTTTCGCATAGTCTTCGCCAGCGAGAAGCCCTTGTGTAATTTCGATCGTTATTCTCGATATAACCTGATTCCGGGTCGTCTCCATGAGGACCGGCAACCGTAATTCAGGGATAGGATTTTCAATGGCAGCCGCGATAACGGCAGCCGTCGGGATCGTGAACCCCATTTTGACTTGTGCCTCAAACTCATACACGTACGCGGACCGCAAATAATTCTCCACATACTGCTTTTCTAACAGTAAATCGATCTCTTTTAGGATGAAACGGAAGTCCTTGTCGATCTTTTCGGCGATAAAGTCCAGTTCTTTCCGTAGCCGGTTATACTTGTTCAGATCGGTGTAAGTCAGCTCGCCGCCTGAAGAGTATTTCTGATACATGACCGCGATTTGCCGGTTGATGTCCTTCAGCCGCCTTACGAAAAGTTGATCGATTCTTTTTTCCGCTTGGCTGATCATGTTATCGAGATACAGGTCAATGTCATTCTGGTTCATCTTCTTCGCCGCCTTCCTCATCTTCGGCCGCTAATGAAGAAAGATTCTTGCCGTACTCCGTTTCCTCTGTTTCGATCCGCTCAAGTTCCGCCTCCACATCATCAACAAATGGATGATATGCAAGACGCGTCTCTCGGCTTAAATCCGGGCTTTGATTGATCATCTGTACTTTTTCAAGCTGGTTCGTGATCTTGGACCTATTGAACGTCATTTGAATCTCCTTGTAATCGAACTCACCTAGCTTCTTGATTCGTAAAAACTCGGTGAAGAACCAGAAAAATTCTTGTAGCGCTTTCCGAAATTTCCGTTCTGTTGCGTTGGCCTTTAGATCAAGCAATGCGTACAAGTTTTCCAGAGCTACGCCAGAAGGTGCATTCCCGAATTTATCCGGGCTGTTGTTCACCCCTTGGCCGAATCTGAAAATGTTGTCTTCCAGACGGTCAAGATGTTTGTCAGCGCTGTCGATCGGAACATCTGAGGAAAGGGTATCAACGCCGCTACCTTCACCGTCTACCTTGACAGCCCTGTAATACCGCAGATTATCAACAAATTCAGACAAGTCTTCACCGTTGTACCCTCTCAAAATATAGATTAGTTCTTGAATTTCATCGAAACTGTTCGCGTTGTCTGATACAATTCGATCGTAATTGTCGATCAAGTCTTTATAGAATGTCAGATCGCTTACGCTTTCAGTGTTGTTTCTGAACGGGATTAGGGGAACCCGGCCCCATCCATAGCCCTCTTTGGTGTTTTCTTCTTTATTGACCGTGTAAAAATAGCTTACAGGGTTCTCCTCGCCGTAACTGTAATCAGGGATAAGGCTTCCGTTTTCTTCAACGTAGTAGTACACCTTTTCTGTCATATACAGCTCGACCTTTTTTTGTTTGTTCCCCTCAAAATCTTCAATTTCGTAATATCTGATTGCGTACAGGAGACGCCGGCTTTTGGTGTTGTCGTACACCGCGATAATTTCTTCAGCCGGGAAAATCACGTAATCAAATTCGCCTTCCTCATTTATGAACGGGTGAAGCCATTCAATCCCCTTGTTGCTCGCGTTTTTGACAAGCTCATTCATGGTGTCGTCAAATTCTTCATCCGCAAGCTCATTTACATATTTCAAAAGGGTTTTATTCTTCGAACCGAAGGTTATCGGCTTCCCGACCAAATATTGTGTTTTTTGATCGACCAAGAGCTTGTGCCAGCCATGCGGTATTTTGTTGTTCGGCTTGACACCTTCACTATCGATTATCTTTTTTCCGTCTCTCCAATAATACTGCTGACGATTTGTAATATCACTTTCGTTCAGATAATACCGGACGCCCTCTAACATAAGGCTCGGGTCATGCTTCGAAATTAATTGCATGATTATTTCTGTGTTCGGGTCTTTATTTTCGCCCGGCGCGTTCTTCTCAATTAAATCGATTAATTCTTCCGTGTGCGTCGGTGAGTTTGGATAAATATCCACGTGCCGCCCTCCTTACTTTTGAATCTATTTAAGTATCGAAATACCCGATTTTGTCATATCCCTTTCGAAAGCATAGCGTGTTGCATCAATAGTATGGTCGTCTTTTTCTTCGAGTCTAGGTAATGGATTGCCGTCTTTATCAGTTTTATAGTCAGCGTTCTCGAACTCTCGCGCTATATTCGGCGTTCTCTCTGGATCGATCACGATAGCGTCCAGATCGTCAAGCCATTCCTCGCCGTATTGTCGTGAGTCTGGACCCTTCTTGGCGCCCCTGATACGCCTTATACCGTGTTCTGATTTGAGTTCATCTATAGATTTCGGCTCTGCGCTGTCGGTAATGATTTCATGCCGATCATACCCTTTATCTTTGATCCACTTGGCAAGCATCCGGTTAGACAACTTGTGCGCGTATAGCTCATCAAGCGCGTAAATCGTTTTCTTTTTCTTGTCATAGTGCCAACGAACAAAGGCCAACGGGTCCGGTCCATACCCAAAGTCGTTCCCTTGTCGGATGTTGTCGAATGATTTGACCTCTTGATCTGTAATTTTTCTAAATTGAAGGTTATTGAATGGAACTACCCCCGATCCTATCGCCTCGCCAAGGTATTCCCATTTGTACTTTAAAAGGTTCCTCTCCTTGACGGTTTCAGCCTCTTCCTTGAAGGCTTTTGAAATGTATGGATTTTCGAGATATGTTGAATGATGAATATATGTGTTCTTTGGTACGAATGCAGATTCATATTTTTTGTTCACCCATGATTGCTTTCTTTTCGGTGGGTTGTATGAGTAGTAAAAGGCATAAAAAAGACCGTCCGGAAGTTCAGCCCTCAGAACGGAATTTTCGATCATAGATACTTCTTCTTCGAGTTTAAATTCGGCCAGCTCTTCAATCCATAGGAAGGCAACCGGGTATTTTGCTATCTTGAGTGATTTGATCTTGGCTGGATCATCCGCACCCCTGAAAATGATACTATTTCCTCGTGGGATGTAAGTAAGTTTCAGAGGGGATTTGTTAACGCGCCAATACGAACCCACGCCCAGCAGATCGATAGCCTCTTTGAGCTGTTCAAATACGGATTCCCCTAACGTGTTCCCTACTTTCCGGACCACAAGTGTACTGACCGGGTATTGCATCATGTCCTTTATCAGCCGTATACCAATATGCGTCGACTTTGAAGAGCCGCGCCCGCCTTTCAGGACATACCGAAGGTATTTATGACTGTTGGCTGCCGCCCAAAACGAACGAAACTTAGGCGTTATGATGTCCGATATACGTTTAACCTTCGTCAATATGATCACTTCCTATATCGTCGACGATTGTCACAGCGTCTTCGTGTGCATCTTTCTCGACTTCGGCTTTCGTTTTCTTGATGCGCGCTTTCGTCAGTTCGGTTTCAGCTTTCAATTTCTCGAGCTGTAGCTTTTTGCGGTCGTTTTCTGAAAGTAGATCAGTATATTTTGCCAAGAACTCAAGGGCTTTCATCTTATCGGCCAGTTTAACGGAAACGCCGTCTTTACCGTTTTTCACTTCTGTAATAATTGTGCCGTCTACTTCTGCCGACTCTTTGAAATCAACATAATTGACTTCTTTCGTAATAGGGTTTCCTTCCTCGTCTTCCGTCGGTATTTCCCTTTTCCCGAACGTTGCAAAGTCCGTTATATCAGCGAATGCAATATCGATGTACTTTTGCAAGACTGCTTGAGCATCCAAGAAAACACCCTGCTGTTGCTCCGCCTTCAATCTTTCAATTTCTTTTTTTACGTAAGGCTTCGCAAGGGTTTTATGGCCTTCCGTCTTCGCTGATAGATAGCTGCAACCATAAGCCTTCTGATATGCCTTTGTCGCATTGAAATACTTAATATAATAAAGACAGAACATCTTCTGCTTTTCAGTTAAATCGTCAGATTCGATAATAGGCTGAGGGGTTGCAACCTCTTTAACTCTGGTTGCATCCTTTTTTGTCGAGACACGCACCCAACCTTCCCGGCTCTTCCTGCTCTTCAAAGTGCCGATTTTTACATTATGCTTTTCGGCCAGTGCCTTCAATGTCAGGTCAGTTGTTTCGTATTCCTTTTTGATTTTCTCCCAATCCATTTACATGACACCGCCTCCCTTACTTGTTTTTCACGCACCGCCCAAACGGACAGACGTATTTATTCCCGGCCCATGTCCCCCACACGCATCCGTGACACTTGTGAGTTTTGCGGGCCGATTCTCTCGCTTTCTCGTGTTCTTCTTCTCGTTTGTCGTGTAAGTATTGTCGTAGAAGCATAGTTTTTTCTCCTTTATTTGCTCTGAGCTGCGCCCGTACTGGCAGGAACTTGCCCGCCCTCTTCCGGACGCATATCAAAAAGCGACCTGCGTCATGCAAGCCGCTGCCAAATAAATGCGGGTTATCCCGTTGGGAATTCCCGCTGGCTCCTTCTGCACATGGCAGATGAGCTAATGCGACCCTTGACCCTTTCACTTATCCGCTTGCGTCACCCTGAGAACACAACGCCACCACATCTTATTACTTTTCTTTTGGTAAAATATAAATTCCTAATTCTTTCACCCAAACCATTTCATCTTTTCGGCTTTTCATTTTCTCACTTCCTACTTTTTTGGCTTTGTACTACCGCATAAAAACACGCCCTCCAACGGAAGGCGTTTCACTCATCACTTATTTCCACAAGAAAAGATATAACACTGCCAGTTGCTTGTATCCAACTACCAAGAGTACCAACACCCTTAAAAGGGATAAGGTTAGGACGTAATGTCTCAATTCCTCCTATTGCTTGCAATGAGTTTCCGATACCTTGTAGAATTCCTCCCAGATTACTTTCTAAGACACTAATATTCTCGTTGCCAGTATAGTCAAGCCCAACAAAGCTCCCCAACGCTTGTAGCCAATTTCCTGAAATCACTACCCTCTCCTCGATATCGGAATTCTTTCTTTTGTAAATTAATAAACCAACTAAAACAGTTGAGTTACCAATCGCTTGTATTTGTTCTCCTACAGCTCCCATAAAATTCGATCCTTGCCCCTCCGCAGATAAACTACTACCCACAGCCTGCAAGGTATTACCTATAATTTCAAATTGATATCTTTGTTCTTCATCTAGTGGAAACTGAGGCGTGCCTCCAACAGCGGCTTGTATTGTACCTATCATAGAAATAAATGTGCCTAATATTTTTTTGGATTTATTGTCCATAAAAACATTCCATTTTTTTGTATTCAGTATATGTCCGATCTTCAACGATGTTCTTAATTCGGATAACTCTACTCCCTATTTTTCCTTATGCTACGCCAACTTCACACCAAAAACACGCCACTTTTACGACATAATTGTGAGCTTCGCGTTCGTGAGTCCATTCTTTTACTGTCCTCAATTTGATCAGAGTCCAGCTTGTTCTAATAGGAATTTGTTGAACTCACCAGACTGTATCTCAACAAACATATAAAGCACCCTTTACTTGGGTGCTCAATATGAAGGTACACTGTAAACCATACGACATTGTTGATCCTACTAGTTACAACAAGGCTTACCGCAATGAATCTGAGACTGTGTAACAGAATTGCAGTTAGAATACGAATGCGGATATTGATGTACATGCTGATAATGCTGATGATGAACATTAGTCGTATGCTGCGGATGAATATGCGGCACAATTGTTTTTGAAAAAGTATGAGTTTGACAACAGTTCGTCGGATGCACAATTGGCGGCATCACATTTGTTTTGCAGTGAAACAAGATGACCTCCCCTTTCAATATATAGTTAATTCATTATTAAGCTATGCTATAAAGTGTTTACATGTACTATTACAACAACCTAATTTTGTCCTAATTCATTCTGGAATAGTCCTAAAGTATACAAAAGAGGATCCTAAAGATCAATTCTAGGATCCTCTATAAAAAAAGGAGAGAAGTTATATTATAATTATGTGTTCAATTCATTATTGACAACTTGTTTATTCCTACATCAACAAAATTCCGCAAATGTTCTCATTAACATCAAGAAGCATCCCTGGCGCCCCCTCATCAAAGATGCTTCTTTAAAATGGGATGAAAAGAGAGAATTTCAATAAAGTTTATGCAGGTAGTATCGAAAAAGAAATTTGTCCATCGAGTTTTTATGTATCAATTTCATCCGGAAGTGTGTGTGACTCATCCCTATTACGTGTAAACCTCATAATCAAAACAGAGAACATAAAAAAGCACCCAAATGAAGGGTGCAAAAAAGGGGTAATTCTCGATGTATTTTATTTTATGCAGTAAATCATAAAAAATAAACTTGTCTACTCACTTAATACCAAATTACTCGATCTAAACCAAAACAAAGTGCCAACATTATGCCATAATAGTGTCAAAATCGTTTTCCTGTCACCCTCTGATAATGTTTATGACGGACTGATGTCAGCGTCTTCATTAGGAGAGTACCACGATAAGTTCATTAAGAATCAATTTAAATTGCGTAAGAATACGAAGTGAATAGGTGTCAATTTGTTGGCATCTTCGTATATGCGGGCAAGGATTTGCACCTTGCATGATCGGCATTTCACCACAACGGGCAGCAGCTTACCTGACTTCCCCTTTAACGGTTCCCATGGGTTTTAAAACCTCGCCGAGTCGTATCCGATCTTATGCCTAAGCGTCTACCTATTCCGCCACCGCATAAAAAAGAGCGACCCCACGCATTCGCAGTGCCGCCAATCTGTACATAGTTAAGGTGTAAGGTTCGTTTAAAGAAACGATAAACAAAGAAACATAGTGGGGATGTTCCTTGACTCTATTTTAACCCACAGAAAATAAAGGATTCAAAAAAATTTCTATATTTTCGTTTGTGCCATTCGTGTCATTTCTTCTTTGAATTGCGCCTCATAAATTTGGTCAACAATTTCATTTTTACGCCGGTTGACCTGGGCGAACGATATATTCATTTCATGGCCGATTTCTCTAAGTGTTAAACCATCTAGAAGCCTATTGAAAATATAGGCATTCTTTTCATCCGTGATCACATCTTGATGCTTTAAGATGAATTGGAGATTTTTTTTCATCTTTTCGACTTTTTTATTGTGTTTTTCTATCCTCAAAACTTCCAAATAAACCGGGTCGGATGTATTGCCCTTGGCAGACGGCAACGTGGCTTCAATACCATATTTCGCAGTTAATGATTGGCTACCGTTTACCATCTCTTGACGTTTCATAATGATCAATTGCATCATCCAGCAATAATTTTTAATTAAGTAATGTATCTCGGATTTTGATTTAATCATTATTTTCACCCTTCCTCAGCATACTTTTCAAAACATGATAGGATTTGTTGTCTTTATGAGTTTCAGCGTGGCAAGAAGCGCAAAGCAGTATTAGATTCTCTAAATCTGTCCTTCCGCCTTTCGCATATTCTTTTATATGGTGCATATGCAAATCATCTTTTGATTTACAAACCACACATCTATTCTTACATTTCTTCTTAACTTGTTCTTTTAGATGCTTATTTATTGCTCTGCTGTCATTGAAGTCATTTCTCTTCCCGTCTAATATTTCTCTAAACTGATAGACGTGGTGCATGGTGCAATTTAAATGCAACATATACATCCCTGCCATCGGAGGCGGAACGGGAATGCTATCGTCTTTTTCAATGCCCGCAACATCAAATTTATTACCGGTGACTTTGATCATTTCTTTGATTGATTTTTTCCTAAGAAGTCTCATTCCCATTAATTCAGGCCCATAAATTTCATGCTTCCACCAAGGCATTGCCGTATTGTAAATCGGATCGGAACTATTTTTCTTTCCCAACTCATGTTTCCCCCTTACTGTTTTCTGTACAAATAAAAAACGGACACCAAACAAACAGCGTAAATGCTGTAAGTTCAGTGTCCGCAGGCTTTCCGTCTTGGACGATTATTTTGTTTTCGTTATACCTATATGATACCATAAAACCAAGTTTAAATGTTTCCTGACGGCCGCCGCATGGCGGTTTTTTGTCCTTCATTCTCCTTCCCGGCTACGGCCTCTCATACTTTCCCTTCAAGTAGTTTCAAAATGTCATCGATGTCCTTTTCCTCGATGTAGGTTTTTTTCGCCCTTCGGCATATGAATTTGATTTTTTGCATGGCTGTTACACATTCATGTAAAGCGCGTAAATTCCCGGCGCTCCTCGTCACGGTCAGCCCCTTTTCAGCCTGTTCGATAAGAAAATTCATATCAGCTACTTCTATATCGTAATAGGGCAACGTTTCACCTTCAGACAAAGCCATATCGACGCAATTTGAGTAAGACTCTTTTATTTTTTCCAAACGTTTTTTCTCGTCCGATTTCTCGCCATTAAGTCCGCCCTTCAATTCCATTTCAAATGTAAACTGTTCTTTATTCATCTGCCCGCGTTTCTCCTTCCCGGCTTGGCCGATTAACGTCAATTCGATAAATTGCATTTTACATTTTCCCTTTCAAGAGGGCTGCAGCCCCCTTACTTGATATAAAACGTCTTGGATTCAAACGTCCCGACATAGTTGTTTTTCTTCGCGTCTGTGTAGCAATCGATCTGAATGACATATGATCCTTTCCCGGTGCGCTTGCGAATCTCGTTGACACTGAAAGACTTTAACGGTGTTGAGTGCTTAAAGTATCCCCGCTGCACAAGGTTTGTATCAGTTAAGCCGCCGCCCGAACGTTTTTTATAGACGCCAGCCGTGTAGTAAAGCGTTCCAGAACCCTTCTTTTCCGCCCGCCAGTCAACTGTTTTTGCTCCTGAATAGTAATTCGTGTCGTCGGTGAAAATCCTCGCTGTATGGCCGAATGCTTCCTTTTGCCACGGCGACCAAACAGCCGCCGCAGATTGTGAGAATAAAAGCGTTCCAGAAATCAAGAGTGACAGTGTAACAATGGTTTTGAATAGTTTTTTCATGAGTTATTCCCCTTCCCGGCTCGCGCCGATGTTTATTTCTCTGCATCATGCTCCGCCACGTGCAAGAATATTGCTGATACCATTGGCAAAGAGACTAATAGCATTACAAGCAGTTGTTTGAAGTTTTCGAGATACATATATCCATACAGGACGACGGCGAAAGCGCTGATCAGAACCAAAATCAAGCCATAAAACCAGTCTCTAACCAACATCGCAAACACCAATCCCGAAGTGAACAAAATTATTACGGCGGACTCTCCGAGTGTCGGCCGGTATACCCACTGATACCCGATCATAAATACCCCGCCAAGAGCGATTAAAAAGCCCTTGATCACGTTTAAACCCTTCACCCTACTTTCCCCCTTAAATCATGATGAAAGCGACGAGAGAACCGATTATTGATGTTATGCAGATAGCTGTCATGTTATCCCGTAGATTTTTGTTTTCCCTCTCTCCGACCGCTCCCAAAAACGATAAGATAATTATGAGCAGTAGTATGATTTTGAATGCTATGATCATGCCTTCTCCCTCTCTAATTCATCAAATTTCTTCTCTAATTCATCGAATTTTTGTATAGCCGCCTCAAGGTATACCGCTAAATCAATAACCTCTTCCTGAGCGTGCTGCAACCATGCGACACAGTTGATAAAGTCCGCTTCCGTTTCTCCGTTCTGGTTTTTAAATGTCCGATTGACTGCAATGGTAAAGCTGACTACCGGTTTACCATCCCCGACATATCTTAGGTCAGGATCTCTTGTTAATCTTCCGACAAGTACCGTTCTATTCAGCATCTTTTGCATTCTCCTTTTCTATGATTTCTTCCACCGCATCCATAATGCGCCGCACCACTCTCGATCTGTTGGAATCTCTGGTTAAAAGTATTTCGATTTCTAATTTTCCGTTGGTAGTTATTACTCGTTCCTTGCCGACCGTGCTCGAAAATTCAACAATTCCATGCTTATCCCACCAGATATGGCGGTGTAGTTTAACAGCCATTTCCCTTCCACCTTTCGTCTATTTTCGACAGGAATCGACATTCTCAGCCGAAATTTTTTACCCGCGCTTCTCAAGCGCAGCCCTTACCTTTTTTAAATCGCATTCCTCGCCGTCAATCTCGACATGCTCCAAATCTTCGTTTAAAAAGCCGTAGCGACGTTTTAACTCTATGAGGCTATCTAAACCCTTCCAAAGGGTGTCATGCCCCACAGTCCGCCCGTATTGGTTTTTATAACGGATGATCAGGCGCTTAAATTTTCCCATTCTGCCAGCCCCATTATTTGAACCTCGATCCCGGGTTCTTTTCCGTAAACTTTGGCTCCTATGACCATGAAAACTTGGTTATCATCATGCCACGCTGTTTTATTCAGAGCGTCGAAAACACCTTTTACTAAATTGTCGATGTCCGGCTTTTTGATGTGTACCGTTGAAATGGCCTCCTGTTGCTTTTTCTTTGACCAACTTTTTGGAATCGGCATGGAGAAAAGCACCTTTACTACAGTAGGACCGGTATAAAGCTGCTGTCCTTTCATCTGCTTCTGTGCGTGCAGCTTTATGAAATCCTTATAAGCTAAATACCGCTGTGCGTTTTTATTCACGAATTTCCCGCGCCCGGTCATCCGGACGGCTCCCATTGGTTCGACTGGTATGTTAAGGGTGATCATTCCGCCGCCTCCAATAGACCGGGATTTTCATAGACTGTTCCGAGATATTCCGAATCCGGCCCACAATCGGCAAGACACTGAATTAACCCACCGGGATGTTCCCCATAAAATGCGGCTAGATCGTCGTAAAAAACAACCTTGAAAATTCTACCGAGAGAGTCTTTTCGGATGTCTCCCTCCCAAATCTCCCGGCCGTTTTTGTCCTTCAATCCGGTGTATTCTGTGACCGGTGCCTCTTCATCTGTGAAAACTCTCCAATCAGGCAAGAGGACCACCCCGCCGTATTGATTGACATACTCCGTCCGATTTGTGAAATATTCAACCCCTAAACCTTTTTTATGATCTTCTGACGCTACGAATCTATAATCGCTATTACCTTTCGGATAAGAATTTTCAGAGTAAATCATTTTGTTAACTTGTTTCACAAATGCCCGAAATTTTCGTACTCTCATTCCCCTTACCTCCCGTCATCTTGTAACCATTGTTCGATCTGTTTTTCCCTGTATCCGGCCTGTAGTATGATCGACAGCAGCGCCCTCATATCAACTTCCACCACTCAAACACTTTTTTCTGTTCCTTCTTTTTCCGCCCGATCAGCCGGACGATGAGTCTTTTGATCTTTTGCATTATTTGATTTCCTCCCGTTTGACGATCTGGAATAGATATACATGCTCTTCTTCATCGCGAAGTTTAGAAACGTCTTCTTTTGTTTTCTCGTACTCTTTCAGGGCGTTTTCTTCCTCTTTGCAAAAATACATTTCTTCCGTAAATGTGTCGTATAGTACATACTTAAAATCTCTCATCCCTCTACCCCCTGAATGCGTTTTAATTCGCTTGTAAGCTCTTCAAACCAGTTCCGGTCTTTTGTATCTAGTGCGATGTTTATCATCGTTCTGAGGCTTTCCTGCGTGTATTCTGGCGTATCCTCGCATGGTGTTAAGTCCGCCATTCTCTGGCCCAGATATAATTTTTTGTCTTCGGCTCTGACATCTGCATAATTTCCGTTCATTTCAAGGATGTACCCTTTAAGAATTGTTTTTTGATTGCGCCTGTAGAAATTTGAGGGAGAGAACTTCACCCAGTCACCCACATTTAGCCTTGTCACCGTAAATACTCCCCTTTCGCTCTTTGAGTATCCCGCGTTCGCATAGATCGACAATCAACAAGAATACTTCCAAAGCCGGGCGTTCAAGTGCCGCCGCTGTTTCTTCGATGGAGACGCCCGCGCGCCAGTCCTCTTTAACTCGCTTCATTTCGTCTTCCGTCCAACCAAACTCGCATTTAGTCAGCATGATGTACATTACGCACTCTTCTCCTGCTGCCACTTTTGAATGATCGCATTAAGCTGACTGATGGTATCTATTAAGTCCTGTTTCTCAATCTTGCAATTCGGGCAGGCATGGAATGCGACCATGCTGGAATTTTTTACCCTGACAACCTTCTGACCGTTGCACAAACTGCACATTGTGTTTCCTCCTTCTAATCAAGTTTGTGGCCTATTTCATAATCAACGCGTTTACACTTGCCGTTTATCGTCTGAATAATTGTTTTTCCATGTTCCGGGGCGTCCGTTTCGTATGCCGTCCCGTTGTTCCCGTCCACCACAATGACGCGGATTTTGCCTTTCTCCATCGTTCCAGTAAAGCTAAGATCATCATTGATAGTTATTGTTTTCGGCTTCACTCAAACCGCCCCCAGTGTGCTATAATTGAATTACCCACAGTTCAGAAAGCATCGAGGCTCCGGCTTTGGTGCTTTTTTTGTTGTCATTGATTCTTTCGTAATCCTGCCAACCTGTGATTTAATTGCATCCTGTCACCTTCGATGATCACGATATAGTCCTCACACATTTCAAAAATCCGGGTTCCGAGCGCCTCGTCTATTTGTACAAGCTGCTCGATATTCCATTCGCTCGATATCATGATTGGTTTGTGATTCAGATAGCGATAATTAATGACTGAGTACGTTTGTTCAACCTGCCAATCTGTTGCCCTTGGCTTTCCGTTCAACGGCTTGAATAGATCGTCTATGAAAAGGACATCGACCTCTTTCATGCGCCGCAACTTCTCTTCCAGCTTTTCGAAATCGTCTTTCAGATCATTGAAACCTTCGACATAGGGGAAATATTGAACAGGTATGTTCTTCGATTTAATCAACTTGTTTGATATGGCTGTGAGAAGATGCGTTTTCCCCGATCCCGGTTGTCCCAAGAGCGCAATACTGTTTCTCCGGTTGTCCCTGATGTTGTCAAAGTCCTTATAGTAATCAACCGCGCACTCGTAAGCCTCAACGATCAGATCGTGTTTCCCTTCTGTAACAAAATTCTTGAATTGCAATTTCTCAAACTCGGCAGTTATGTCGCTTGAGTTCATCAGCTTCCTGATTCGACGCCATTCGACACATTTGCACCTCACCCATACCTCGACGCCGTCCCTTTTTTCCAGATAGCCCAATTCATCTTTACAAGTAGGGCAATCATAATCAGCCTTTTTTTCTGAGGCGTCCGATTCTGTTCCCGAAGATTGGGCTGACCTTTCCCGAAGCTTCTTCAATATTTCCGCCAAAGCTTTGTCCGTATTGTTGGCTGCCATTTCTCCATTCCTTTCTTTCTTCTTCATTCTTCTGAACTGCTAATCTGTCATATTGTTTTCGCAACTTGTCGGGACTGAGAATGTTCTGATACCAGAAATGATGATTAGTAGACCACACGATCATGTCCTGAATCTCTTTTCCTTCCCTGCCGTCCCTCTCCATCATCAACCTGAAAGTATTAGCCCATTTATCAAGGTTTGGTTTTTTCAAGTTCGGGCTGTGTGCCTGTATACACTTCCAAAGCAGGGCGGCCAGTTTCATATGGCTTTCATCAAAAACCAAACGTTTATTATTATTCTTTTCATTCTTATCATTCTTTACATTCTTGTTTGTGTTCACTTGCTGTTCATTTGCTGTTCGTTTGCTGTTCACTTGCTGTTCACTTTGTTGGTACTCAGACCAGTTAGTTATTGATATGACGCTGAATTTGTTGCCTGATTTGATGTTCAACATTTGCCACTTTTCGAAGTTTTTCATGTACCGCCAGACGGTAGAAGGTGAAACTTTTTCAGACGGTTTTACACCCTCGTTAAACTCGGAGGCCAGTTCATGACGGCCCGTTACAAATTCGCCCGGCAGCAGTTTAACCATCTGATTACCTACCAATTGATCATGCTCTTTATGAGTTGCTTTGATTAAGCAAAGCGCCCACAGTTTGAACATATCCGAATTTGCAAAGATAGGATTTTCTTTGATTTTCCTGTGAAGCTTAATCCAACCGCTCAAAGCCCCGGCCTCCTTTTTTCTAAAGATCAATAGTGTTCTTCATCAATGGAAATCCGCATATAATTCCTCGATCTGGTTGCATATCTCGTGTTGCCAATCAACATCATTTGTCTCGGATGCAAGCAACGACAGGTTCTTTAAGGCGGCCACCTTACGACACTTGTTCAAGTTTGCATCCAGACAGATTTTTAGTTCGCTCATTTCCTCCTCAGTCAACGCCCTTTGGTTGCTCTGAATGTTCCATAACTCTGCCAATCTTTGATGTACTCCCCACACGGAACGCTTCTCCTTTCCGGCAAATTGCCGTTTACTTTATTTCCTCAATGAAAATGTGTTCCCAATCGTCGTCACTCTCGTCATAGTTAAATTTGATAAAGGCGTGACAATCCATACTCTCGTAAGCTTCGAAAATCGTTTCATCCGTACGCTTGTCGAATACTCTGAACATCCCGTCTATCTCCTTTCAAAGTGAAATGATGATAAAGCCCATGAACACATACCAACCGAACAGGAGAGCCGCCAGCACGACGGCCGTGATATTCTCGGCTCTTTCCTGCTGTTTCCGCGACATCCGCGCCCATTTGCGGGCGATTTTGTTCATCGTGATGCGCCGCCTTTCTTGATGTTAAGCTGATTGTTTTTCCGCTTTAGCAATCCATTGTTTAAGCTTGCGAATCTTTTGTTCAGCAACGCTTTTCGGAACTTTGTCAAAGTCTGCAATTTCAAGACCTGTTAAAACTAGCTTGACGCTTCCTTCTCCACGCAAATCAACATAGCTTTGTGCCAGTGATTGAATTTCATCCTTTTGCTCCTGCGTGATCATTTCAGGTGGCTTTGAGGACTCAACTTTCTGTTGAAATGCGTCCGGGTCGTCTTGGTCTGTCGGTACATTGAATTGTTTCAGTAAGAAATACTTTTCTGCATAAGTCAGCGCCTTGCCGACACCTTTTTCCCCACCGATGTCGATACCCTGAGCATAAAAAGTGGTTTTTATTGTTTCATCCGGCTTCTCTGCATTTACCCAGGTGTACTCGATGTCCAGTTCGGTAAAATATGTGATCCTGTTTCCGTTCTTCTCCGCTGTTACTTTTTTATCAACGATTGCCGGAATCAGCAGTAACCCAAGTTCGTCTATTTTCTCCCTTATTGCTCCAACTACCTGACTCGAACCGGTGTAATTGTATTGATGACCTTGATTCGATTTCTTTAAATAAGGAACAGCCTTCCTGACTTCGACAAGCTTTTGATAAATGTTCATCATTCGTTCACCTCGACCGTGAATTTGTCTTCCCTATCAACCACCGTTACGCCGGGGATTAATTCGCCGTCTGCATCTATTAATTTGTCGCCAAACACCTTGGCTTTCTTTTTAATAGCCGCCCAATCAACGTCTTTTTTAACCCTGACAAACCCCTTAGATTCCGCGTATTCCAGCAGATCATTTTCGTTTCGCTGGTATTCCGGCTGTTGCTTAACAAGCTTGATCGTTCCGTAAGGCAGCTTGATTGTTTTCTTTGGCTTTTTGCCGTTCTCTTGCATCTTCCTGACTTCCTCGCGCATGTATCTTTCAAGACGGTGTTTGTAGAAATCTTCACGCTCGACATATTCCTTTTTTGCTTCCTCTTGCCAGTGTTCAAGCCGTTCTATTTGCATCTTGAGGCGTTCTATTTGCTTGTCGGCCACTTCATCTATTTCAGCCTGCTTTCTTTTGAAGTAAGCAACACGCCGCTGCGCCTCTGTCGCTGTTTCTAGATCATGCACCTCAAATATTTCAGGCCCTTCTTCTTCCTGCGGCATTGCATCCATTAAATCTTTTTTGATTTCTTCGATTTCAGCCATCATTCAGCACCTTCCTTATTGTTTTTCAGGTGGAAGACTGATATACTTATATTTGGGAAGTTTATCTTGCCTTTCCACCACCCAAAATTTAACACTTGGTATTTGATCTTGTTGAACCTTTAAAAAAGGTTCTTTTTTTATGCCTCGTCGTCTTCGTTTTCTTCCTCTTCTTCATACCGCAAATAATCCTTTGGATAGCCGTAACGGTTAATTTCTGTGATTAATGGATGATCCATGTCAATCCCTCCCTGTGTTAAAGTTGTGAAAAAGGCATTAAATCTCTTCTTTTTTCCAATACAGCCCGATAAGCCTTTTCAGCAGTTTCAAAAGTCCCTAAATAAACCCGTTTATGCTGAGAGTATAAATACGCGATGTATTTTCCGGATTCTCTCCTATGAACGCCCATATAACCTGATGAATTATTCTTAGGAGGTCCCTTTCTATTTTGGCTATTTTGAGCATTAGTAAGGATTCTCAAGTTTCCCCTTCTATTGTCCAAAGTGTTAAAGTTTATGTGGTCAACAACCATATCTTTTTCAGGATTCATAATCCATCGGTGAAGCAATTCTCTTTTTCTTTTCTCTCCTTTTTTCCAAGGAAGATTCCCTGCTACAATGTAAGTCTGTCTCCTTTTTACCCAATATCCATACCACGTATTAGGAAAGGACTTTACAACTTCTAAATCTTCAATTGAAATTAAAGTTTCTAAAATTCCCCCTTTGCATTTAATAAAAATTGCCGCTGTGTCACCTCTAACTTCATAAGAATTTTTCATATTGACTCCCCTTATAAATCTCCTTTCATAGATTTCTTGACATACTGATCCCATGACAGATGTAATTCAGGGTGGTCTCGGATTCTTGCACACCATTCCCTTACTTCGAAAGCCGTCGCCCGCCTGTGAAGGTAATGGAGCATTAATGAACCCTCCTTACCGGCTTAACATCTAATCCCCTTTTCGCGAACTCAGAAGCTATTTCGTGTAGTTCCACTACTTTTTCAGGATGCTGCATTTTCTTTAAGTCTCTGCTATGGTCGGCAATGCTACCCGCAAGTTCTATACACCCATCAAAATCACCCTCTTTGACGGCATCCTCCAATAGTTCAGAAACGAGAAATTGCAATGACTTGTAAAGTCGTTCAGCCTTCTCCCTGTCAGACTTCAAAAAATGATTTAAGTTCATTCGAGCCACCCTTTCGCCTTCCATGTAATAGTTGCTTTTTTGTAGCACTCTTTGAGAGAAATGTTGTATTCCTTCGCCAATAAAGCCGCTAAGTTTTTAGCCCATGCCTCCACGTCCAGAAGTTCCTTTATGACCCCTTTTATGCGCTCCCTTTCTTCCAGAGAGATAAGCTTCGGATTCTTTACAAAACTCACCTCGTTAAGCGTCTGGACGGCTTCCTTCGCCTGTGTGACCATGATTTCTTCAAAAGCCAGACGATGACGTTCGACAGAATCCCCGGTGAAGACGGGCGGTGAACAACCATCGCTGAAACTGTTCAGAATCCCCATTGCATAAAACGGTTGATCGAATTTCCTCAGCGACGTTTCCGCCACATCCCACGGCATTTTCCTTGTTCCATTTTTCATTTTGCTAACCATCGACTCGGAAACGTTTAGATCAAGGGCGAGCTGCCCGTTTGTCATGTTCTCCGTTTCAAGTAGATGTGTCAGTGATTTAGACACTATTTCCGGCATTCTTGAACTCTCCTTTGTCCTATGTTCTCTATTTTTCTGTACATATTCTGGATGTATGATTGATATAGAATGAATTAAGCAGATTGCGACTTGATGAATTTATTGACGAAATAAATCTGCCCTTTGCCCGTTACCTTTGGCGTACGTGTGGTTCTGATCGACCCGTCGCCGTTTACAATGGTGCTTTTCTTGATTTCGAACAGCCCCATGTCCATGCTGCGTTGAGTCGGAAGGTTGAACGATTCACCTTTCTTTCGAATCAGATAGCCGTTCTCGCGCAGCCATTTGAATAGTTTGTTTTGGCCGATCTCGACGCCGTTCTGCTTGAGGATTTTCGCTAACTCGCCCACCAGAACGGATGATTCTGACGCTTCGACCGCATCGGCGAAAAGGGCTTTAGGCTTCATGGTTTCGATCTGCTTGCTTTGCTCTTTCATGGTGTGCAAGGTGACTTTGAAAAGCTGTTTCGTTTGTTCGTCAGCCTGCGGCAGATACGTTTGAATGAATAGATCGTCATTCGCTACATAGCCGCCTGTTTTTCTGATAGTCGGGATGACTTCGTGAGTGATCCAGCGTTTGAACTGTTTGGCCTCTGGTTTGTTGCTCGTTAGGATAAGCGAATACAAGCCAGCTTCATTGACAACGGTTGTTTTTTGATTACGGCCTAATGAATCGGTGAGGTAAACTTTACTTACCTCGTCTTCGTCAAGCCGGGACACCGCTACTTTGTGATTTGAATGATTTAGTACATTGCAGACATCCTTTGCGACAAACCAAGGTTCGTTATCCTTAACGACTGTTCGAACCTGCTGATCTTGATAATTGAATACTTTTTGCAGTTGATCCATTCAACTCACACCTTTCTGAAAATAGTTTGTGTTTTCTTCAACCCAAGTTGAATTTTGTTTGATCCATTCAAAAACAAGATCGCGCGGGTATCTAGCTTGAATAGTTTTCAGTTTTGGGAAAGACTCGATTCCGGTTAGTCTTGTCACCGCTGCCGATTTGATTTGGAAAATCTCTTGCAAATGAGTGTTTTTTAATATTGGAGGATACGTGTATTTTTTTGCGCCGTCCTCCACGCCTTGCTGATAAGCTTTTTCGCAAAGCGCTTTAACAATTTCGAAAACCGTTTCGTTCGGCAAGTTATCAAGTGAGATACCGAGATTAGCCAAAGTGTTCGCCTCCTATGCTGTATGGGATTTTTTATCGTAATAATTCTTCGATTCGTATATTTTGTTTTCAAAAAAATTTTGAATTGGTTCGTCTAAAACTTCCGCAATGTCTTTCAGTAACTCAACATGAATTTTCCTGCGGCCTAATTCATATCCGTTATAAGTGGCTGTATGAATTCCTAGACTTTTTGCAACAAATTTTTGTGTTATGCCTTTTGATTGTCTGATTGCTCTTAATTTTTCATTCACTCTCACGATCATCACCTCCATTATACGTTTCGAAGAATTCTTTAATTACATGATAATTCTTCGATTCGTATATGTCAACATGAAATTATACTTTTTGTTAATTTTTTTTACTCAAAATGAAGAGTAATGTACAATTTGAAGAAAGCAATAACTTAATGGAGGAATTATTATGGCTCTCGGAGCAAGGATAAGAGCTTTAAGGGAGAAGGAAAACCTAACTCAAAAAGCTTTAGCTGCAAAATTGAATATCCCTCACCAAAATCTTTCTAATTATGAACGTGGTTTCAGACAACCTGATTATGAAACCTTAATTAAGATAGCGGATTTTTTCGAAGTTACAACTGACTATTTACTTCGTGGTGTCGATCCGAAGGCACAAGATAAAATCTTTGAAGATGAGGCAAAGAAAATTTTGAATGATCCCAAAACCTTCCTCGCTGCCCGCGATGGAGAAATAACACAGGAGATTTTAGATGCTGCCCTCGAAATCATTACGGAGCAATTAAAAGAAGGACAGAAAAAGAAATCAGAATAAACAATAGTATTGTAAGACCGGTCACATACTTATAATAAAATGGGGGTGTTTTTTAGATGGAAAACAAAGAATTTGAATTGATTTTGAAAGAGATTCAGGCCATTAGTAACCGTCTAACCGATCTCGAAAAAAATGTTGCGACTAAAGATGACATCAAAGCATTAAGTGAGAAAATCGATTCTCAGCATGTCGAAAACATTAATGCGGATAATCTCCTTCTTGATGAAATCAGCTCCCTTAAAGAAGGCGTCATCTTTGTTAACCGCAAAGTGGCCGATGCAGAATTCGAGATTCATACATTAAAAGCCCGCAAACAACAGTGAGACTATTGTCAAAACTGGTAAAATCCCGTTGAAATATTATGTATTTTAGCCTATTATAAAAGACGTACATATATATGAACTGGGGGAACTGAACGTGGGAAAAGAAAAAACAAAAAAGCCAATTTATAAGAAATGGTGGTTTTGGTTAATCATCGTTATCATCATCGGGGCAGCAGCATCAAATGGTGGAAATTCAGAGCAAGCTTCATCAACAAATAAAGAAAAATCCACCGAGAGTAAAACGACTGAAACAAAACAAGATACGAAGAAAGAAGAAAAAAAGGAAGAACCGAAAAAAGAGGAAACAAACCCTAAAATCGGTGACGATGTTAAAGTCGGTGATATGAATTATAAAATCACTGGGAAGAAAACAGCAGATCAGGTGGGACCGTCTGCATTGCCTCAAAAAGCTAGCGATAAATACCTTGTTATTGATGTCACATTGAAAAATAACGGCAATGAAAAAGTAACAGTAGACGCTTCTTTCTTCAAGCTTAAACGTGGAGAAAAAACCTATGAAGCTGATTCTGCTGCAAGCATGTCAGCGAACCAAAGCGAGGACGGCAATATTGACAATAGCTTTTTCCTTCAAAACTTGAATCCTGATTCTAAAATCAGTGGAAAAGTAGTATTTGATGTAGCTCCGGAAGTTGCTAACGCAAAAGACCTACAATTACAAGTGCAGACTGGTGCATGGGGAACGGAAACCGGAATCATCGATTTAAAATAATTGATAGCCTCTAAATGAGGCTTTTCTTTCACACGAAAAACAGAACGTATGTTCTTTATTTTTCAAAAAAGTATTATCTCAATTTGATAAATGGGCTTAGGAGGCGTTCTTCTTGGTGTATACAAACAGTCATTTGGAGGATTGGATTGAAAACTTGTACAGAAGCATCAACATTATCATACCTGAGCAAATTGATTTCGAGCGCATAGCAGAGTTGTTAGGCATAAGGGTTTATTTCAAGCCTACCCCTAGCTGCACTTTCAAATATAATGACGTGTACACGATTGTATTAGATAGCCGGAAAACCCGCTGCGAGCAGTGGGATGACTTTGCTCACGAACTATGCCATCTTTACAGACATGAAGGAGATAAAAAAACAATGCCAAAGTTTTGGTCAGATTATCAGGAAGGACAAGCAAATTACTTCTCATATCACTTTTGCATCCCTACTTTCATGCTTCACGGAATGAAAATTCCGCATAATCGTTTTTTCGACGTTCACCTCATTGCCAAGATGTTTAAAGTCACTGAACCATTTGCGAAAGTACGCCTTAACATGTACTTTAACAAAATTCATCTTATCGTTAGTTAAAAGAAACTTTAAATAAGATTGGGGGATAATATGGCTTCATTTCAGCAGTACAAAACCAAAACGGGCTATAAATGGCTTTTTAAAATGGGAGTTGGTATCGATCCCAAAACCGGCAATAGGAAAACAACAACACGCCGAGGCTTTAAAACTAAAAAAGAAGCTGTCGCAGCCGCCGCGGAATTCCAGAAGGAAATTGATAATAATGCTCTTATCCGAAATGACATCACTTTTGAGGATGTCTTTAAAGAATGGTGGGATGTTCATTCCAAAACGATAAAGCGCAGCACCAGATATAGAAAGCTATCGAAATTCAAAAAGCATATCCTGCCGCACTTCGGGAAATTAAAAATAAAAGACATCACAAGAGCATACTGTCAAAAGGTGATAAATCGGATAGCTCAGGAAATTGATTCTGTTCAAAATGTAAAAATTCAAGCTAACCTTGTATTTAAATATGCTCTAAGGATGGAATACATCACAAAAAATCCAATGGAATTCGTTGTGATCCCCAAAAAAGAAGAGAATTTTTTATCGCAGGAAGAAGAGAAACGGAACTTTTGGGAAAAGGCCGAAATCAAAACCTTTCTCGAAAAAGCGCATTCTCAACTCGCCCCACAAGATTATGTCATGTTTTATGTTCTTATTTTCACCGGTATGCGAAAAGGGGAACTTCTTGCCTTGGAATGGAAGGACGTTGATTTAAAAGAGAAAACAATAAACATCAAACAAACAATGTTTTTTGAAAACGGAGAAGAAGTCATCCAAACAACGAAAAAATATCATTCCAAGCGAATTATCACAATTGATGATCAAACAGCCCAAATACTTAAAAAATGGCGCACACAACAAAAAGAAATGCTCTTGTCTAATGGAATCACCTCAGAAGCTAAATACGTCCTTATACGGGACGATATGCGCCCTCTAAGGCTTGCATATCCAAACGACCTTTTAAACCGTATGATCGCTAAAAATAAGCTTCACAGAATCACGATTCACGGTTTTAGACATTCTCACGCATCAATCCTTTTTGAAGCAGGCGCATCCATAAAAGAAGTACAAGCCCGTTTAGGTCACAAAGAAATTCAAACGACTATGAACATCTATACACATGTCACGAAAACCGCAAAAGAAAAAACGGCCGAAACATTTAAAAAGTACATGGAATTATGA